GGACGTGTCGATCAAGATGAAGGCGCTACATTCCCGTGACATACTAGATCTCACTGAGCTGTTCGAGCTGAACACACTCGTAAACCGGGGCTATGGGGCTGTAAACTGGCAAACTGAAAGAGAGCACAGGCTAAACCCAGACGTGATTGACGTCAAACCAGAAACAGTTTACGCAAAGGCGGTATCTGTATTCAACATGGGTGTCAGACATGGTTTCAAGTATAAACGCATGAGCTTGCGAGACTTTGCCGCGGCACGCTGGGAGTGGTCACCCGCTGGTAGTGTGCACTCACAACATGCGGTCGATGAAAAATATATCAACAGGGATAGCTACAGATATAGAACCAAGTTCGTGACGTTAAACAGCATGCCTATAGAACACGTTGAGCAGATGTTTACTCGAAAGCCAGCTATACGTGCCTGGGCATCCACGAAGTATGAGTGGGGTAAGGAGCGTGCTATATATGGTGTCGATTTGACGTCAGCAACTGTAGCCCACTTTGCTATGTTCAACTGTGAAGAAGTGTTGAAACATAGATTCCCTGTTGGTGAAGATGCGGAGGCAGGGAGAGTGCATAAGCGGCTGAAGGCGATGTTGGAAGGCTGCGACTCATTCTGTTACGATTTCGACGACTTCAATGCTCAACATTCTACGTCCAGCATGATAGCTGTAATCAAAGCATATAGAGACGTGTTTACACCAGCAATGACGGAGGAGCAGCTAGCGGCCATGAACTGGATTTTAGACAGTTACATGGACATAATGGTCTACCCACTACAAGACGGCCCTTACAGACCGAACGGAACTCTGTTGTCTGGTTCCAGACTAACTACTTTCATCAACACGGTACTCAACTACGTGTATATGGATATAGCAGGCGTGTTCGAACATCCTGATGTAGTTGACTCGGTACACAATGGAGACGACGTACTGCTTGCAATACGGAGTGTGAAGGCAGCCATAGACGTACACGACAGGATGGCCGACATAAATGCGAGGGCTCAGCCTGCGAAATGCAACATATTGTCTGTGGGTGAGTTCCTGCGGGTGGAACACAAAATAGAAATGTCTGA